TATGCAGCAATTAATGCTAAGGTTTCAATATTGTTGGACTAGGATATGATTTTGTTGAGACAAGAAAAACAAATGAAGCATTTGATAATATTGACAGATGAAAAGCAATTAGAAAGAGCTCGTCGCAAATTAAATAGACTTGCGTCAAGATTTGCATGATTGGCTTGAAGATTGTAATGAAGAAGAAACATTTAAAGAAACACTTATTAAGGTTTATACAGATGTAGAGGCAACAGGAAACGGATATCTTGAAATCGGTAGAACATCTGCTGGCAAGATATGGATATATCGGACATATTCCATCAAAGACAATGCGTGTTCGTCGCCTGCGTGATGGATTTATTCAATTGCTTTATGGTAAGGCTGTATTCTTCCGAAACTTTGGAGATCACAGAAACAGCTAATCCAATTGCAGGCGGACAGATACGACCAAATGAAATTATTCATTTAAAGAAATATACTCCAATGAATAACTATTATGGAATTCCAGATATTATTGCAGCACAGAATGCTATGGCAGGAAATGAATTTGCTGGAAAGTATAACCTTGATTACTTTGAGAATAAAGCGGTTCCAAGATATATTATTACAGTAAAGGGTGCTAAATTATCACCTGAATCAGAGCGAAAATTGCTTGAATTTTTCCAGGTTGGACTAAAGGGTAAAGAATCATAGATCTCTTATATATTCCACTTCCAGCAGATACCCCAGACTCAAAAGGTTGAATTTAAGATGGAGCCAATTGAGGCTGGATACACAAGAGTCTTCATTTAATACATATCGTAAGATCAAATAGAGATGAAATTCTACTTGCTCACCGTGTCCCAATTAATAAAATTGGAATCCCAGAAGGAGTCAATCTTAGCAGCAGCTCGAGATGCAGATAAAACATTTAGAGAACAAGTTTGTGGTCCAGCACAAGATATTCTTAGAGAAGAAATTAAATAAAATAATTGCTGAAATGACAGATGCTCTAGTTAATTAAATTTAATGAGCTTAACTCTTACAGATGAAGATACCCAAGTCTAAGATTGATGAGAGATTATTTAAGAATGCAGGTAATTACCCCTAATGAAGTTAGAATTAGAAAGGGTATGGTTCCAATTGATGGCGGAGATGAAGTGGTTGAATTAAAGCCACAGCAGGCAGGCAGAAGTTAAATGCTCAGGCTACGAATACTAGAACTAGGGATTCAAGAAAGATCTGCAAATTCCCCAGATAATTCTGGAGAAGGCTAGAAATGCAAAAGGCGACGGTAAGACAAGTCGAATAGTACTACTCAACTAGTTATTTGCCTTTTGATATATACAAGTATAAAATTAAGCATATGAATATTGAAAAATCTCATTGGTCTTCCAATGGCGATAACATTACATTTATCAGTTCCATTTACTAAAGTTAATCGTGAAAAGAGAACCGTATCAGGTTTTGCAACACTAGACAATATAGATCAGACAGGCGATGTTGTTACATCAGAAGCAAGCATAAAAGCATTTGAAAATTTTCGTGGAAACATTCGTGAAATGCATCAACCAACTGCAGTTGGTAAAGTTGTTTCATTTAAGCCAGAAACATACTATGATCCAAAATCAAAAGAATTTTATAATGGAGTTTATGTAGATGTATATGTATCAAAGGGTGCACAAGATACTTGGGAGAAATGTTCTTGACGGAACTCTTACAGGATTTTCAATTGGCGGAAAGATTAAAGATTCAGATAATGAAGTTAATAAAGTCAACAGGACAAGCTGTAAGATTTATCAAAGACTATGATCTTGATGGAACTTTCAATTGTTGATTCACCAGCAAATGAACTATGCAATGTTTTGTCTATTGCAAAAGATGAATGGCAACTGGTATTTAAAGGCATGGCAGCAGATGTTGTAACAGAAAATATTTTTTATTGTGCAGACAGTGATTCTGTGTTTATGTCAACAGAGAAAACATTTGATTCTCCAGTTACTGGAAAAGCCAGCAACATTAATTGGTTGGGTGAGAATTCAGATGATGTAAACAAATCAAAAGAAATAGATAAGATTCTTGATTCATTTAAGAAATCAAGATTGACCGTTGCCTGATACACAAACAATTGCAAAACAGGCAAACGCAGAAGGAGGTAATGAAGTGTCAGAAGTACAAAGAAGAATGCAGTAGTTGCAGAAACTACTGCCGTGAAGAAACACCAGTAGTTGCTGAAGAAGCACAGCTGAAGCTCCATCAGTCAAGAATGACAGCACCAGCAGACGAGACGCTTCTGCCGAAACTCTGGAAAAAGCAGCCGATGTATCAGAAGTTATGGTTGATGAACCTGATTTTGCAAAGATGCTAGGCGATCTAAAAGGCTTTTTCTCAGAGACTCTTGAATAAGGCTTCAGAAGTCAAATGCTGCTCAAGTTACAGCTATTAAAGAAACAGTTGAAACATTTCAGCAAGAGCGTTGATGACTCGAATTTCAGAGTTGGCAGAACAACATAGCAGCACTTTCAGAGTGCTGTAGAAGATATCAAGAACACGATTGATGGTGTAGAAAAGCGTGTTGACGCAGTAGAATCAGAAACTGCAATTAAGAAGTCCTCGGACCTTGGCGGGTCTCAGGAAGTTACAATCAAAAATCAAAATGGAACGGTTCTTTCCTCGGTTCCGTATAATGAATTAATTCAATAATAAGGTAGGTGAAAATAAATAATGAGCAATGAAATATTAGAAAAGGCAGTAGCCGCTGGTACAACAGTACAACATGGTGTACGGTTCTGCATCCATGTCAGGAACTGGTATCCACGTTGGTTCAGAAAATGGTAACGGTGGTTTGCTAAACCCAGAGCAGTCAGCTCGCTTCTTGGATTATATGTTCGATGCAACCGTAATTGGTAAGGTTGCACGTACCGTTCGAATGAAAGCTGACACAACAGAGATTGATCGTATGGTCCGTCGGTGAGAAGCTTATGAAGCTTGCATCAGAAGGCAGACAACACAGGCTGCAAACGCAGCTGTTACTTTCTCAAAGATCTCTCTTACAACAAAGAAGCTTCGCCTGGATTGGGAGCTTTCAACAGAGTCTCTAGAAGACAACATTGAAGGTGCAGATCTAGAAGATCACATTGCACGCATGATGGCAACACAGGCAGGTAATGACATTGAAGATGTAATCCTTAACGGAGATACATCACTAACATCAGATGCATCTATACAAGGCATTTGATGGTGTAGTTAAGAAGGCAAAGGCAAACGGTCACGTAGTAGACGCAGGTAGGTGCTGCAGTATCTCGTGCAGTATTTAACTCAGCTCTTAAGGCACTTCCACGTAAGTACAAGCAGCGTCAGAACAGACCTTCGCTTCCTGGCAGGTTCAAACTTGATCCAGGATTACCTATATTCAACATCACAGAACATCCAGAACGTAAACCCACAGGATATTGCTTCAAGCATCATCCGTGGAGAGGTTACAGCCAGCTTCGGTGGTCCAGCAGGTTACGTAGCTCCATACGCATTTGGTATTCCAATCGTTGAAGTTCCACTACTTCCAGAAACACAGACTGGTGATTACTCAGGTGCATCAGGTTCACACGGAGATATCCACTTGACATTCCCAAATAACGTTGTTATTGGTATTAAGCGTGATGTAACCGTTTACCGCTTCTTCTGGCCACGTAAGGACTCAATCGAGTATACAATGTATACTCGTGTTGGCGTTCAGATCGAGCAAGCAGACGCTTGGGTAGTTGTAAAGAACGTTAAGGTTGCTTCCTAATTTAATTAGGAATTAAACTGCACGAAAGGCCCCCAATTAATTTTAGGGGCTTTTCATTTTAATTTAACTAATGCTATAATTAAATGACCTAGACATAAGGAGATATATATGTCATTTGACACATTAAAGGTATCTGAATTAAAAAAAATTGCAGAAGATTTTGGCGTCGATACAGATGGACTAAAAAATAAAGCAGATATTATTGCAGCACTGGCAGAAGAAGGCGTTACATGGTCAGTTTATAACAAGACAATTAAAGAATATTGAAGAAGATGCAGAAGAAGCACTAGAAGTTCTTACCTAAATTTGATCCAAAGAAGGAACAGCCAGAAGATACAGTTCTAGTTAGAATGACAAGAGAGAACTTCAGATACGATATTGATGGTCATACATTTACAAAGGATCATCCATTTGTGGCTATGACAGAAGAAGATAGCTCAAGAAATTTTTGATACAGGAGGAAGGGTTTTAGATTGGCAACGCCAAAGGAAGTTCAAGAGCTTCTACAACTAAGCCTAACATAAAATGGCAGAGATATATAAAGATCATAACTTCACCAATTAAGACACAAAATATTTTGGGCAGGAGAGATTGTAGATGCCGATGGAGATGTAACTGCAGTTGTATTATGATATAACTGAGAAGATCAACACTTAGTTCTCCCATCAGTTGATCCAGCAACCCTATATTGATACATTTGAAGCAACGAAGCTTGATACAGATAATTAGGAACATATCAGGTTGTATTACCATTAGAATTTACTAGTAAGAAATAGAAAATTTAAAATTAAGTGGCAATATTATAGTTGAAGGCAATGAAGATTCTCATATCATACTTTACAGATGTTGTAACTCCATATGCTAATATATCTGACATCATGCGAAGATTTAAATTTTGGATACAGATGCTTCTGACCCAAATTATAAGACATATCACGAATTACAAATGGCCGAAAAGTATGCAAGAAAATTAATTGAACATTTATACAAATCAAAATTTTCTATTTATATGATGATGTATGTTGTGTTATGGGTATGGATTCAGATATACTTGCCTTTACCATTTAAAATATATAAATTACATGAGCTTTATGCAAATGATATTTTATTAGTTGATAATATTAATGAGATTAATAATTGGAATTATAATGCCGAGATATCAGAAACTGGATTATGGAATTAGAGTAAATAGAGCAATCATTGCTTAGATAATACTGTATATACAGCAAATGGCTTAGTTCCGCCAACAATTAATGATATGGACATCTGGAGCATTTAAAGCAGATGTTACGATATAAAGTTCAAGGAAGATTTGGTTGGGAATCAGTTCCAGACAATGTTGAACAAGCATGTATTATAGTTAATGAGCAGATTATTTGCATAAAGATACAGGTTTGGAGAAATAAGTATGTTAAGAGCATTATCTACATTTGACTGGGATTTTGAATATCATCGAAGATGTTCATATAGGAACTGGAAATGCTTACGCCGATCAGATTATTACATCCATATGTGCTAAGTAAATATGGTAGATTATATGATATGATTTAATAGATTCATGTATTGACAATGAAGCTAGATGTTTATAGACAATACAGAGACTCAGGATCCAGATACTGGAGCAATTAAAAGAGAGTGGCAATTATCATAGAACTGTAGATTGTCATGCTAAAGGAGTTAATTAGTAATTCTGCTACAACTCAGATCAAGCGACAAACAAGTATTTAATAATAAATATATCTAATGAACAAATTATTCAGGTTAGAACCTCAGAAAGAATTAACATATACGTGAAAAGGTTACAAATATTAGAGATGCATAATGGTAACGTTATCTGGACAGAATTAAATTATCCTAGCAGAAACTCCAACTGTATTTGAAGTTATAGGAGTAACTCCAATAACAGATCCATTTGGAAATACATTAGCATATAACTCATCAATGAAGAGATCGGAGAATCAGCAAATTGGACATCTGAGACGACTTAGCACTTCAAGCAGCAAGCGGACTAGTTAATTAATGGCTGGTCAGCCTAGTGGTGTTATAAAAGATAGTACAGTGGCACAGATATCAGCAGCAATATATTATAAAACAAATGTTATAGCAAAACTTACATCTAATGCAGGTTTTCAAGAATTACATTTACAGATACAATATTTAATCAAGTAGAAAAAGATTTTGGTGAATATATTGATGCACAAGCAAGAGGAAACAATAGATCATTTCATCATGTATATGAATGGGGAAGAACGTTGGAGACTGAGACAGCCAGATTATTTAAATTAAGTAAAATTTCTCAATATGGACTTATCTTTAAAATAAATTATGATTTAAAAGACTCTAAATCGTTTGTGCCTTCTTCAAAATCTAAACGCAGACATGTTTTTATAAAGAAAGCATCTGTTATGGAAGATGGAGTGCCTGTTGTAATTAGACCAAGATCTGCAGAACGTTTAGTATTTGAATATAAATGGATATGACTGTATTTATGCCTAAAGGGCCAATCTGTTACTGTAAATAAGACCTGGCGGAATTGCTACAAGAAATCAATTTCTATTCAGCATATATAATATTTTTTAGTGGACAGCTTAGTAAATATGTCAATTAAAAAATCTGGATTTCAAAGAATATTTAATTCAAAAATTAACAAGAGCATTGAGATTTACCAGTACAGATTAAGAAGGTTCAATATAAATTTTCTGCCAACAATACGAATAGAGGCTGACGCAGCATTAAGCTTTGCAGCATTTGGAGGTGCATTATGACAGGTAAATTATAAATTAGACGCAATGTTTGAACTTAGAAAATACTTTATGGAAAAAGCTTAAGGTAGAAGAGATATATTTGATGAGGATGACTACTGAGTCAGATAATTTAAATGAAAATATAATTCCAGTTATTCCAGTTCAACAGGCTCCAGAAATGAATCAATTTTTAAGCGGGAAGAAGCATATAGTCTATGACAAGATAGGCATGTCATATGAAGACAATTGGCTAATATGCTGTGAGCAAATATTATTTACAATATATTCAACAGATATATCAGATATCAGTAGAAATTAGAAACTTTATGACTGATGAATTTAGAAGAATGGATGAGTCAGCTAGAGATATAAATTACGTGGTCAAGACCTTTCAGATAAATTTAAGTTTCATAGTATCTGTATAGCAGATATATCCCCTATAGCTCCTTCGGAGGAATTACAGGGCTTTTTGCTGCAGATGTAATATTGGAGATTAAATATTCAAGAATTACAGATTTGAATGGTAGATTTGCCTGAGTTTGCCTTTATAGCGATATTATACCGTAAAATTATCCTAAGAGGAAAGAGGCCTAGCCAGCCACGATTTATATATATTTAAATTTAATGAAATAGGAGGTTTAAATTCAAATGGCACAAAACGTAGGTAATGCTAAAAACATTCTCGTCGGTGCGTCACCATTGTTTATTTCTGTTGAAGACTCAACAGTTAGCAGGTTACGATGATAGCATGGAGGCAGGCGTAACCAACGCAGGTACGCTTGCACGAAACACAAAAGGTTCCAGCATTTGATTCAGGAGAATCTTATACTGATACATTAAACGCTTTAGATCTAACTCCAGGAGTTGACGGTGCTGGTTACCGTAACGTAGGTTATACAAATAACGGTCTTCAGATCACTTATAACCCAACATACGATTCAGTTACCGTGGATCAGTTACTTGATACAGCTAAGCTGTTCAAGTCTGCGATGGAAGTTATGATCGCAACTGAAATGTCAGAAGGTACTCTTGAGAATATTCTCAGTTGTATTCGGTCAGCAGGTAAAGCAACATCAACTGAGGATGGAGACAATGATGTTCTCGGTCTTGAGGCAGGTGCACTTGGTGCAGCTCCAACAGAGCGTCAGCTTATTGCAGTTGGACAAGCTCCAACAGTTGTTAGCCCAAATGACAGAGCGTGTATATTATGCACGTCGTGTTCTTGTCTGTACAACAGTCACAGTTCTCTTTGGCTCGTACAGCTCCAACAACATTCCCAGTAACATTCCGTCTTGCTACCATCCGGTATTATCAGCACACGCAGGTTCAGAATACGGTAAGATTATTGACCGTGCATTGGACAGTATAATAATTAATTTTAATTATTAATATTAAGGCCTCCAGAAATTGGGGCCTTATCTAGTTGTATCTAGTAACATCACTTATAGCTATAATAATTTAGAAGATCCTAAGGAGGATTAAATTGGCAACAACAGTATATGATGTAGAAGAAATTCAACTACAGAATGGCGCAAACAGTAAAGCTAAAGCCATTATCAATCAAGGAACTTCGTAAGTTTATGGAAGCATGTAAAAAAGACAGGCAAGACTCAAACAGATGAGAATGTAACACTAGAATATCTTAGTTGAAGCATGTGCAGTTGCATTAGAAACACAATTACCAGATGTTGGTTGCAGATAGAGACGCATTTAGAAGATGCATTAGACGTACCAACAATCAATCGCATTCTTAGAAGTTTGTGGAGGAATTAAGACTGGACGACCTAAACCTACTAGCGGCAGCGGTTCTGGCTGGTCAGAACTAGACTTAGCCGCATTAGAAGGTGAAGTATTTCTTCTTAGGCATTGGAAAAATTACGAAGAACTTAGAAGAAAATTTATCAATGCCAGAGCTTATCCAAACATTGAAATCAATGAATGAAAGAGAACATAACGCAGAAAAAGTTTGCTGCATCACTAAAGGGTAGTCAGATATAGATGAATACGAAGAAGAAAAAAGGAAGGTCCCACCTTCGAAGATATAAAAGTTAAGAGCCAGTGGGAATTAATGCATCAGCAAGATGATGTTGTTATCATTGCAAGGTCAGTTTGCCAGCGAAGCTGGATTTGGAATCGGCGTAGGGCTAGGATATTCTAAGGAGTAATTGAGATAAATGGCTGACGAAGCAAATCAGTAACGAGTATAGTCGCAAATGCCGACTTCTCAAGCCTTATTGCCGATGTGCATAAGGTTACCGCCAGTTTACAACAATTAGCAACGAGAACTTAATGCATCTAATAGATCTATTGCCTCTGCAACATAAAGTAGCAAACAGATCTTTTCAGAGATACACTAAGAAGCACAGTGGCAAGTTTTCAAGCACACTTTGTTAAGCTTAAATTCAGATGTAGATAAATTTGGTAAGAATCTTAGATGCTGGAAGATTAAAGCTTAGAGATTATTTTAATACATTTCAGACACATGCTAAGAACTTCTAAAGGATATATTAGAGAACTTGCTAAAGCAGCAAGTAATGCTTGCAAAATTCTATATTGCAACCTCTGGGCAGAAATGCTCAGGGGCTAATGCAATATCAATGTGAATGTTCCAAGAGGGCTTGATGCTATAAAAAATAAAGCAGCAACTTGCTAAGACAAGAGACTGCAGATCATGAATAAAGCATTATTCTGGATGGCGCAGGAGCAACTTAATTAACTGGGGTAAAAATACTCAGTGGGCTGGTCGTCAGTTAACAGTTGGCTTAACTGTTCCACTTAGCAATGTTTGGAGCACAGCTGCAGCAGATGCATTTAGAGAAGCAGATCAAGAACTAACTAGACTTGTAAAAGTTTATGGAGATGTTGCTGGAACATCATCTCAAGAATTAGCACAAAGTTAGACAAGATGTTGTCGCTACATCTAAAGAATTATCAAGCGGCTATGGGAGTTATCTTTTAAAGAAACAATTGGACTTAGCTGCCGATATTGCTGCAACTGGACAAAACTGGTAATGAACTTTTAGGTTCAATTAAAGAAACAACAAGACTAGCAGTACTTGGAGAAGTAGATAGAGCAAGAAGCAATGAAAGCAACTCTTGCTATTCAAACTGCATTTAAATCAAATACTGCAAGAACTTAACAGAAACAATTAACTTCTTAAACGCAGTTGAAAACCAAACATCAACAACATTAAATGATTTAGTAGAAGCTATTCCAAAAGCAGGTACAGTTATTCAAACAATTAGGCGGAAACGTAGAAGATCTTGCACTTTATTTAACTGCTATGAGAGAAGGTGGAGTTAATGCTTCAGAAGCTGCCAACGCATTAAAGTCTGGATTAGCATCTATGATCAATCCAACTAAACAAACAGTTGGATTGATGAAAGATTTTGGTATAGATGTATTAGGAATGGTGGAAAGAAATACAGGAAATACCACTGGTAATGATTTTAGAATTACAAAAAGCATTAGATGGACTTGATCCATTAAGCAAAGCAAGAGCATTAGAACAAATGTTTGGTAAATTCCAATTTGCAAGAATGGCGGCTCTGTTCAATAACTTAGAAAATCTGGTAGCCAGACATTACAGGTTATGCAATTAATGAATGCATAGTGCAAAAGATTTAGCAAATGTAGCTAGTCGAGAATTAACAATGGTTACAGAATCGGCTTCTGGTAAATATAAAAGAGCAATTGAAGGATTAAAAGCAAACCTTGCTGATGTTGGTGAAGAATTTTTAGCAGTAGGAACTAAATTTATAAATGCTTTTTCAAAAGTTTTAGAGTTTTTTAATAATCTTCCAGAGCCAATTAAAAAGCAGTTACATATTTAGGTGGATTTACTGCAATTATTGGTCCAGTAATTATGTTAACGGGTGTTCTTGCAAACTTCTTTGGATATATAACTAAAGGTATTGTTCAATTAAAAGCATTTTCCAAAGAGCACACGGATGGAGAATGCTTACTCCAGAAATTATTGCTACTCAAAAAGCTGCAGAGCTTGTAGAAAAGTCATTCTATTCAGATGCTCAGGCAGCAGAAGTTTTACACGGAGCACTTACTAAATTAGTTTCAGACTATATGAATCTGCAAGCAGCAATGACAAAAGGTGCAGTGCCAGTAAACCCATTAGTTTCTACTTCGGCTGGAAATGTAATTATGAATCCTATTAGAAGAGAAGTGAATCCTAATAGTCCATATGTTGGTGATCCAAATACAAGAGCAATGTCTCACGTAAATCCACGAGACATTAATAATCCAGCTTCACTTATGGGAGTAGTTCCTGGCGCCCTTCCAGTAAATAGAGGTATTGCAAAAGACTCCACAAATTTATATGCACGACAGACTTCCAGATGTTCCTGGAGTAACTAGTGTTAAAGGTATATCAACAGGAATAGTTTCTGGAGAAGCTGCAAGATTCCATGCATTAATGGCAACTCTTGGAATGCAAACTGAAGCTGAAGTTGCAACATTAAAGAAAACAATTGCACTTGGTGGAACAGTAAGCGCAGAACTATTAGCAACATTTGATGATATATTACCTATGACCACAAGATTAGCTGATAATGCAGCGACACAATCAGCTGCAATCGTTGCTGAATTAAGAGCTGGAAAATTAACAGTAGATCAAGCAAAAGCTGAAATTATGGCAATCAATGCACAGCTTGAAGCATCTTTAAAGTCTGAAGTCGCTGCTTATGCAGCAACAAAAGGAAGAACAATTGATTTTACAAAAGCACCATTAATGAATCAACCAGTTACTGATGCTAATGCACAATTTACATTAAGAGATTTATATAAAAAAGAAGGCAACAGAGCAGTCATGGAAGAGTTTGGAAGACTTCGTGGCATAAGAACTTTTGGAGCACCATACAGTATTCAGACAACAAGGCTCCCTAAATTTAATGATGGTGGATCAATTGAATCATTTGGTCCAAATAAAACTCAAGTATCTGGACCATCATCAATTGGCTATGATGATAGATTAGGATCTGTTCCATTAGGCGGATATGTATTAAATCAACCTGCATCATTAAATCCAAATAATAAAGATTTAATTGCAATGGCTCCATATACTTACGAAGATGGTGGAGAAATAACAGCAGCTCTTACTCCAAAAGAAACTGTATTTGGACCTAAACTCCATAGAATTCCTGGACTGTATGATGCATTAGAAGCAGCAAATAATGGATATAATTTTGGCGGACAAATTATGCGTAATAAGGGTAATTATGGACAAGAAGCAAAAGAGACTCCAGCTGTATTATAGAAAACAATTAGGCGAACTTGTTAAGTTTATTAATAGTCCAGTTTATGAAGATTCAGTAAGAATGAGAATGGTAATGCTTGACGCTGCTGAATTAATTGAATATGGTAAATTATCTCCAGGCGATGCAATGAATAAAGCTTTTGCTAATTTTGAATCTGCAAAATCTAAATCTGGAGGCAGCTTAGAAGCATTTATTAAAGAAAGAATAAAGCAAGTAAAAACATTAGAGAAAAAATACCCTGGATTAAAACATCCAAATAGGACTGCTACAAGAACTCCAAATAGTAAGGCTCTTAATTTACATATTTCAAAATTAAGAGATTTAATGATGGAGATCCAAGATTTGGTAATGTTGCTGAAGAATTAAAAAATATGGTTCTCTTTGATCCAAAGAAAGCAAATAGTGGTGGAGTTCCATATCTTCAGATGCGTGATCCAAGAGGAGTAAAAGTTGGTCAAGCAAGAGCTCATTTATTAAGACATGGAGAAGTTGGCTATGCAACAAGAGGCCATATGGGAGTTGCAGCCGTATTAGATGCAGAATTAAATTCAATGATGGCAAGATTAGATCAAATAGGTTTAAGATCTGACGTCTTACATTTAACACAAGCAGATGCAAAAGATTCTTTAAATGGTTTAATTAAAAAAGCTGGTATGGCCAACATGACAACCTTAGATGATATAGCTATTGCTTTATCTGATCCAGGAAATAAATTCCCAAGCAAAAAGGAATTAGCTGATATAAAGCTGGACGTGCCATGCCACTTAGAGCTACACCACAACAAAAGAACTCATTGAAGATGTTATTGCAAGCAGTAACAGAAAGAAAACGTTGGGTTCTTAGAGGCAGGCCTCCAATGCCAGTTCTTGCATCATTTAATAGGGGTGGCGGAGTAGTAACACCTAATAGACCTAATTATGGAAATGTAATGTCTCTATTAGCCCCAGATAAAATGTTAAAAATATTATCATCAGCAAAAGAAATGTCTGCTGGAGTAGCAAAGGGAAGTTTTGCAAAAATGCCTCCAGTCAAATATGGTCATATGGTAGCACCAAGCTCTGGAAGAAGTTTTCCGATACCAGGTGTATCTGGTCTATATAAAGATGCGGAAGGTAATTTAAAATTCTTTAAAGGTGTTCCAAATGAAATAACTGCAAAAGCAGAAGTCTATGGAACAAGAATGGCCAGGGAAGTATTTGGCTTAGATGCACCAAGAACAGACTATCAAAACTATAACAAACCCCCTAGACCCGTCTGGAAAATCTAAATTGCTTGGATTGGAATCACCATTTGATCCTAAATTTGCTGTAGGTGGAGTAGGTTTTGATGAAGATCAAATGATTAGGCAAACTATTGCTTCTTTAGTAATGAACAATAAAGATTTGTCTAGATCCAATGTGTTTGGAAATGTTTTAGCAGATGTTGGACCAGCAGGTGTATTTGCTAGAGCATCCATGAATACAGAACATGCAAAAGGAAATGAACTCTATGGAAAAACAAGCAATGATTAATTTGCTTGCAGTACGTGGAGGAGCAAGAAAAGATTTTGCTTATGATACATCTTCAATTGCAGGAGGAATGACTCCAAGACAGTATGGTAGTAAGATGAAAACTGCAATGAAAAAAAATGCATCCAAAACTACTTAAGTTTATAAAATCTCTTCCAGAAGCAGACAGACCTCCATATATTGCATTACTAAATAGATTTGAAGAAGGAATGGCTGTAGATTGGAGTAAATATCAATCAATACATGCTAATCCAAAATTTAACACAGGCGGCGGAATCATTAGATCTGGAAGATCTGCATACGGAAGACCAGGAAATCCTGCAGCACGAGCAGCCTGGGAAGCTAAGCAGGCTCAAAAGAAGAGAATTAGAAAGGCAAGCAGAAGAATCAAGACGTAGAAGCCACTCTGGAACTGGCTCTAAAGCAGTATATACTCCTCAATTAAATCCACCATCACAAATGCCTGCACAAATGGGTGGAGCAAAAATTATTGGAGGATTCTATAATCCTGCTTCAGCAATTAGAGCAGCATTAGTTGATCCGCATATTTATAGAATAGGTTTAATGGCTCAGTATGCATCTGCTCAAGCAAAGGCATTTGGAAATAGTTTGAGAGCTGCTGGTCCAATGTTACTATCTGTTGCAAAAATACTTCATTAACAATGAAAGCTGGAGTGATGGCCTATGCATCACAATTAAAAGATGCTGCAATGAGAGTAAGAGATTTTTCAAGAGTTGTTAGAATGCCAGTTTATGCAGAAGCGCATCAAAGATGGGTAAATGCTTATGGAGTAGATCCAAAAACTGGAAATCCTCCAGGATGGAAACCTGGAATGATGACTGGACCTGTTGGATTAACTAATTGGAAACAACAAACTTTACAAGATGGAAGAGTCGTAGAGTCAAGAAAACAAGGTTACTACGGTTTTAGAAAAACTGAATATCGTGTAGACGGACAAAATATGACTAGAGCGGAAGCTCAAAGACAAGGTTTGATTTCTCCAAGAGGCCAAATGGGAATGGGAGCACAGATGGGTATCAGCATGGCTGGTATGGCAGCTGGAAGCGCCTTAATGTCAAAGGGACAAGCTGGATTAGGAATGGGCGTAATGATAGGCTCAAGCGTTCTTCCAATGATGATGCCACAAGTTATTTCTGGAATTACTAAAGCAAAAACAGCTGCGTTGTCTGCAGCATCCGCATTTAAAGCTGGCGGTGGCGGAGTAAAAGCTTTTGTTACAGCACTAACATCAATAAAAGCTGCTGGACCATTACTTGCAATTACAGCAATTGTTACAGCAGTTGCAATCTTAATTAAGAAAACTAAAGAGTGGAATAAGGATGCTCAATTAAGATTTGGAATGAATGCAAAAGCTGCAGAGCAAGCAGGAATAGAATATACAAAACTTGCTGATAAAATTAATTTGGTAAAACAAAGACAATCTGCATTACAAAATGTTGGTAAAAATGGTGTCAATTTTGGCGGAATAACTGGACTCAATATGTCAATAGAAGAGTTGAAAAAGTATAAACAAGATGCAGAAAAAATCTAACTGAGTTTGTTGGATCATTTAATAGAGCAGATTCAGGAAATATTGTAGAGCTTGCTACAAACATTAAAGCACAATTCTTGGCTGCTGGAATGAGTGTTGAAGAAGCAAATAAGAAAATTATGGGAATGGTAGCAGCTTCTAAAAATTCTACTCTTGCTGTAAAAGTATTAACTGATGCTACATTTAAAGGAATTCAAGATTCTTCAACGGCTGCAGAGTATTCTTATAAAACATTTAAGTCAATTAATAGAAGGCGGAAATATAACTGGACAATATAAAACAAAAATTATTGAAGGAATTAGTTCTGTAATAGACTTAACAGATAAGTCTATAGTTCAAATAAGCGCACAAAAAGATGCTGCTGGAAATCTTAAAGGTGAATACGTTGCCCTACAAGAAGTTATTAATAGAATGAAAAACTTCTGGAGGATTTGAAGATACAATAGGTTTAACAGCATTTAATCAATTGCCAGCAGAGCTTCAAGCAATAGCAGATCAAAGCGATACAATTGCTGGAATTTATGCAAAATGGAGATTGCTTACTAAGGGTGTTCAAGTAAACTTAAAGAAATAAGTTCAGATACAGCATTAGCAATAGATAAATATTTAACTGCATTTACTGCAGCCCAAGATCAATTAATTGAATCTGGAAAATCGGCATTTAAATCTGGTTTAGGTTTTGCTGGGTTAGACAATACTTTTAAAAAGATTGGGTATACAACTGCAAGCCTTCAAGACATTATTAACAAAACAGGAAGAGAAGCTGCAATTGCACAACAGAAAGCATCTCAAGCTGCTCAAGATCAAAATGATAAATTACAAAAACAAATTGATTTAATTCGTGAAGCAGCAGATGCTAAATTAAAAGCATTAGATGAGACTGAGAAAAAAGAAACTTATGAAATACAATTACAGAAAGCTAGACTTGATTATCAGGATGCTGTAGCAAAGGGAGATTTCAAGCAGCAGAAAGAGCTAGACTAGAATTAGTTCAATTACAAAAAGCTAGACAAGCCGAACAAGCAAGACTTGCTATACAAGAAGAGGCTGCAAGAAAAGAAAAGGCTTTACAAGATCAGCAAAAGAAAAATGCGGATGCAGAAAAGAAAAGACAAATTGCTTATCAAAATATTCAAAATGAAGCTGCAAGGGCTCAAGAAGCATTGTCTAAAATTAATTCTTATTCGCAACAGTATAAGGATCTTTTGTTACAAAAAGAAACCAATGCATTTATTACTGATCCAAAATTAAAAAGCATCTGCAGATATACAAACAAATAACCAACTAACGGCCTTAGTTAAAGATATTCAAAAAGCTGCAACAGTAGGAAAAGGACAAAAGGGTTACGATATTGCTGCAGATATTAAAAAAGCATTTAGTCAATTCTTTGATGCATCAGGAAAAGCAATTGCATTTGATGCTGTAAAACAAACTCCAGTCTATAACGGAAGCGGATTATCACTTTCAACAACAACAGTAAAGGGTGGTAGTGACTGATGTGTTAAATAAAGATTTGGCAGTTGTAAAGGCGCAAGCATCACTTATCACTGGCGGAATGACATTGAAGCAATTAGGAGAATTGCTTGTTAAAGGATTGGGAGATGGTAAAACTAAGCCTGGACAAATGGATCCAGCAAAGTACGCAACGGCTGGTTATAATAATACAGGTATTATGGATCCAAATGCACCAAAAGGTGGAACTGTTGTAACTCAAAATGGTAAAACATATATTTATAGTAATGATGGAATTCCTTTTGATACAAGCACAGAGAATGGCAAATTTATTGCAAAAAGATTAAATGTTAATTTAAAAACAGTAAAAGCGGTTAAGCTTGCTGAAGGTGGAGGTCCAGTGTCTGGACCAGGAACTGGAACATCTGATTCTATACCAGCAATGCTTTCAAATGGAGAATTTGTTATAAATGCTTTATCTGCTCAAAAAGATAGGTTATGATAATTTACATGCATTAAATAATTTTGCAGCTGGAGGTTTAGTTGGAAGTGCTAGTATGCCACGATATAATGTTGGTGGACTACTTGGAAGATCAAGTAGATTAATGATGCATAATGGCGGCACTGCAACTAGTGTTACAATTGGAGATATAAATGTATATGCAGCACCAGGAATGGATGAAAGAATGCTTGCTAAGGCGGCTGCACAAGAAGTGTTTGCAATAATGTCTGATAAAAAATTACAAATGGGACAACCAAAAACAGTAGGTAGGATAATATAATGAGTTTTGAAAATTTACCAAAGGTTCAGTATTATATATAGAGGCAAAAGACCCGCTAGCAATGACTCTTGAAACTTCTACATTTACATATCCAGGAGCTGCCTCTTCAACAACAGCTGGGGGACAGAAATATACATCTGCAGTTGCTACAAGAAATATATTGTTGCCTACTGATAAAGATATATTAAAATTTAGAAGAGTTTCCAGAGCATAATAGATCTGAATTCTCTATGGGAAATAATAGAATTAAGCAATCAAATAGAATGGCAAACGGAACATTAAGGGAATATATTATTGCAGATAAAAAAATATTTTCTGCTTCATGGTCTATGCTACCATCTTATAGAAATGAAACTGTTGATGGTGCATGGGGCGCAGAAGATATAAAGACATTCTATGAGAGCCTAGCTGGAAGAAACAATTTAGAGTAAAGATTAATACATCTAAATCTGCAACCGCTGCAGAATCTTCTACAGACAATATTTATACAGTTGTATTTACTGATTTTAATTGCACACTATCTAAAAGAGGTATTCAAGCCATATTGGAGCGTTAATATTTCATTGGAGCAAGTATGATATCAGTTTCTGATGAAGTAAAAATATATATTTAAAAAGAAAATTCAGTAATAGTATCTACTGGCGGGACAATAGAATATAATTTAAATAATATGGTAGATAAAATAACTGCTACGTCATCTGGTGCAGATCATGCATTATCTAATGCTTTTAAAAATTTATTTCCAATAGATAGTATATATTCTACATATAGACCATTAAAACCAGGAATTAAATATTATATATATACATCTGAAACTTCACCAGGAGTTCAAACAGATACTCCTCCAAATTCATTTGAAGCACCACGATCAATTGGAACACCAACTAAACCAAGATTATATTATCCAGGACCAGATACAACCTATAAATATTGGCTTGGTCCAAAAAATGCAGACATTAGTGTTTCCTTGGAGTATTTTGATAATCAATCAACACCGTCTGCTAAATTAGTTCCGTGTAATAAAATAATTGCAAGATTTGAGACATCTCATGATACTCCAACATCGTGGACAATTAAAGCAGTAAAGTCTGACAATACAGAAATAACACTTGGAACGGGATCTTCTATAAATTCTAACGGGGAAGCAATCGTATATTATAATGGAACAGCATGGTCTACTACTGCACCAACAACATACTTCTACTCAATCATTTAAAAAAATATCATTATCTGCTATAAATTCAGATACTGGAAAATTTTTGGCGGTATTAGAATTAAGCCCAAGATGGGTTATAGATATTAGTGAAGATATACAAGATTTTGAAATAGCAAAAGAAACAACAATTAATTCAGACTCTATTTTACCAGTAGGGACATTGTCTTCAAACCTATTGTCTTTAAATGTTGCTAAATTCTATGGATCAAGCAGTATAATTAAAGAATATAATAGAGACTCTGACATAGATCCATTGGTTATAGTATCTTGATAAAAATGCAATTATTTCTCCTTATATTGTTGTCAATGACGGAGTGTCAGATGTAAAGATAAATCAAGGAAAATACTACATGGTCGAGTGGTCTCTTTCACAATTTGATTCAGCATCCATAAGAGCCTTAGATTCAAGCAAGATATTACAGGATACTGTGGCACCATTAATATTGGTTGAAGATATGCCAGCTACTGCAATTATTAGAAGAGTATTAGACTCAATTGGTTACTCAAACTATAATATCAATGTTGCATCTGATGATAAATCAATTCCAGTTGTTAGGTATTTTTGGACAAAAAGATGGACAAACTGTTTGGGAATGCTTACAAGATTTATGCAGGGATATGCAAATAAATATGTTTGTTGATAACAACGACATAATGCAAATATATAGCAGAGATGCAATATATAGTTCTACAAGAACACAGGACTGGATATTTACAAATGAAGAAATTTCTTCAGGTGGATTAGTATCATATATACCAAATATAATAAGTTTAAATAAAAAAGAACAAGTTGCTGGTAATTCAGTAAAAGTTTTATGGTCAGCTCCAAGCGTAAGTGGATATGTGTCTAACAATGCTGCTCCAGTTTGGATTTCATCAGAGGATGGACTAGCTGCTGGAACGTTAGCAACAAATTTAAATTCAACAGAATCTAACTATATAAATGTAAATCTTCAAAGCGTTGATCAGTTAATTGATTCAGATCTAGTTATCCCAGATTTTGCTGGATTTTTATTAATAGACACAGAAGTAATAGAAGTATGAAGGTTTAGAATTTGAATATTATAAATCTTCAGATAGTACAAAACAAACAGTTTTAATTACAACTGCTTCTGATTTTTGGAAGCATTACTCATTAGCTAAAACAGATGCACAAAATATTAATACATTTAAAGCAAATGGAAGATATAAAATTAAAAAAGAGCAGCATTAGGTACTTCTGCTAAAGAGCATAGTGGAAGCGGAAATGCTACTGTATCTGTATATGGACCTATAGATTTAACAGCACCTGGCGATCCTGTATTTAAAGGAGATTTAAATCAAACATATGCTTCAGCAAAAACTGCTTGGGATGCCAAAGCACCTAAAATTGGAAAATCGTTTTATCCATTAACCAATTTTGATAAAAGTAAAAGTCATTATACATCGGGAGTAATTGCTTTGACTCAATAGCAACATCCTCTAAACCAGGATTCTATTCTATGGGAACAAGAATGTTTTTTGATAATCAATTTGACACTGGTTTAAAAGATTCTTATTCAACAGATCAAATAGGAGGATTTACTGTATTTGCTGGCAGACACTGGTAAAAAAGGTTACCACATCATAGTAAATACAACAGCAGGATCAAGGTCCTCCAAAGATATTAGAATTTTAAAAACTACATCAAACGGTTTAACTACAGTAATAAAAGATTCTCAAACAAATGCTGTTAGTACTTTTGCTGGAGTATATGCAGCACTAAGCATATAATGTAGACGTTTTAATTAAATCAACTTATAATACAGGCGGAACATTAATTAAAAATACATTAACTATTTTTATTAATGGATTTAGAATAGATGCAGAAGATATTGCATCTCCATTATCTCCATCTAATAAAGTAGGATTATTATGCGGACAAGGAATTGTTTATTATGATTATGTATACGGATTAAATATTCCAGAAAAATCTAATTTGACTGATATTGATTATACAAGTTTAAACTCAAAAGGTTCATATAAATATAATGGTGTATATTCTGATGACACAATCTCTATGCTTTTTGGAGATTTAGTGTATAGTGCAGGAGAAACAAGAGATTCTAGAAATGGATCATTGAAAGAATTTGGTTCTGTTGTTAGACAAATAAAAGAATTAAAGTTAGATATGATTCTGCTAAACCCAGCAATACCACTATACCTTTCATCTGGAGTAAATAAAAATGTAAATATTATGTCAAGTAAACTACAACCATTTACAGCAGAAATGTTAGTTATGAATAACACATCAGGGTTTGTGAATCTAGCAGATGGACAATATAATACATTCCAAGTTGTCAGAACTCCGTTGTAGATGGCGGCGTTGTTGAATATTCAACAGATAGTCCAGATAGTAGGGCAAAAAAGATATCCAGTGCAATTTGATTCTACCTGGATTCAATCTGCAACAGATGCAAAATCAGTGGCAGACTGGATTACATCCACGCAATTAAATAAAGGGCAGAAGCGTAGAAATGGAAGTTTTGGAAACCCTCTAATAAACGCCTGGAGATATCGTGGTATAAATTATCAATCACTAGATTTATCCACTACAAATGAAAAGTATATAGTAACTTCAGTTAGACTAGGATTTTCTCAGGGGGTGACTACCAATATAATTTGTAGAGCTATTTAATATATTCTACAAATGGTATAATGAATAAATGACAAAGAAAATAATACCTGGAATCTCAACACCAATTATAGGTGATGAGGACAGATAAGTATTATTTAAATAAGACTGTGGTTATCTGATCAGCAAGATAAATCAACGTCTAAGTCTAATAACTCCATTTGGAAGCCAGGTATGGGGAAATCCTCCACCACCGCCTCCCACCACCAGGAGATAACAGACCACAGTTAGACGATATTCAAAAACCTATTTCTCAAGAAATATATTATGAAAATGGTGTTGCAAAAGTAAAGGTTTCTATGAGAATATATATATCATCAGAAGACGAAGTTAAAAAGTTTGAAGTGATAAAGCACTAAGCCAGTTTCTCAAGGAGGTACAGCATGATAACTAAATTTGGTAAGAGATTCTTGCTAGATTTTATTGCAGGTAATAGGACTTTTTTTGACAAAACATTATCTGTTGGAATTGCAAAAGATGCAGAGTATGAATTGTCTGATACAAATAGCAGATTGGGGTTTGAATTTTATACTGTTCCAGTTCTATTTGGCGGCATAGATATAGACACATCTGTAAATCCATATACATATACTGCAATATATAGCACAAAGCTTCCTACAAATTTGGCGGGTAAAATAAATGAGATAGCCATATACTCCTGGAAGAAGATCATCGTCTAACTCATATGGAAATCAATTTATAACCACATTTGAATCTCCATTTGAATGGACTCCATCGCCAGTATTAAATGAAATAGATTATAGAGTTGGAAATAGTTCGTTAGATTTATCTTCAGATGGTACATCTGCAAAAGAATATATTGCAGTAATACCAAATTTTGATATGTCTGGATACAGCAATTTTGACACAATATCATTTTCTTATAAAGTAAATGATTCAAATTTATCTTCAGTTAAAATTAAGATTATATAGTTCTGCAACAGATTATTATGAATTTATTTTTACAAATCACATAGTTGGATGGAATATAAAAGATATTCAATTAGCTGATATGACATCTAATGGAAATCCAGATTCTTCATTGATAAGCAAAATTGGAATAGTCATTACTCCAACAACATCATCTACATCTATTACATGTAGATGGTTTAAGAATAAATGATGAGGATACATTTGATCCAGCATACGGAATGATAGCAAGATCAAATATAAGACGAAATTGAAAAAGTAGCGGGCAGAGAATTAACAATAGAATATAAGTTGGATTTAAATTTTGGTGAGTTAATAATGGCTAATTTTTTTGATCTTAGATCCCAAAACAAACAAAGTCTACTGACGGTAAGTACATAGATCTTAGTATTCACTGGCTTTGTTCCAGATACTGACTATGGACTTACTTTTGCTTGGGTTTATGAAGATACAAAATTAGGTGTTAGTGGCGAATCAAATATATTTAATTTTTAAAACAATTGCAGAACCAGAACTTGCCGCACCACAATTTAGAGATCAAGATGTAGATGCAGTAAACTCAATATTATATATTAACTGGACTGGCAAAGATGCTACTGGACACGACTATATTCCTGGAAAATTAAAACAGGTTAACATATGGATTAAAGGTGGAGACTTTGGAGAAGAGTTTAAGCAATATGGAACATCATTTACAAAAGCTGGAACTATACAAATAAATGCTACTCAAAAAGCAACATATTGTGTAAAGCTTCAAGCAGAAGGAACAACTGCAGGATTACTTTCTCACATTCTCAGAATCATTTTGTGTAACATTATTAAAACAGCCAAAAGCAGTTTATGATATAAGACACGAATGGGACAACGCTGGAAACTTATCTTTATTTTGGAAATTTGATCCAACATTTAAAGACGGAACAAATGATAATACTTTAGCAGATTCGTTTGGACTTCAACTACTTGATGAAGTAAACGATGTAGATGCAACATGGTGGACAGCAGTAGAAAAAGATAAAATTCCACCATTAGAACAAAAAATTATTATTTCATGCTAATCAATTACAAAAAGTATTTGGAGAATTTACTGCTTTCGAAATTGATTATACAGGAGCAATATATGTAAGAGATAAAAATTTACAAACAAGTTTTGTAACTGGATATAGTTTAACAAAATATTCAGATCCTCTTACTGCACCAGTTAATATCTGCAGTTAAAGCTCCAATGGCGTATAATGTTTCTGTATACTGCTAACTCTACTTTTGATAAAATATATGTTGAGGAAAGTACAAATTCAGGAAGTACTTGGACAAATGTTGCTGTAACTACCTTCAAATCCAGCCTATATACCTACAACTAATTCATTGGCCAGAAGTGTTAGGGCTAAATTTTCTAAAAAACTTGGTGGATTTACAGATTATAGTAATACAGTAACAGTAACTCCAGATAAAATTGATCCAACAGATACAACAGCTCCAGCAAAACCCTACAAATGTTTCTGCATTGGCAACAGTAGACGCAAATGATATAAACTGGTTTTTAGCCTACAGGCAACCATATCTTTTACTAAATCATCAGATGAAGACTGTAGGGGTTATAGAATTAGATGGACAACGCAGACTTTAAATCCAATATATGAACTATGGATATGTATGATCAATCCATCAAGCGGTAATACTGTTTCGTTTACAGTTTCAGGATTAATTCCAAATGTAACTTATTACTATCAAGGTTGCATCAGTTGATCAATTTAATAATACGCCAATCATACACAACATCTGGAACCTTTGGCGCACAAGATTCTGTTGCTACAGCAGAAGGATCTCTTGCAAGATTAAAGTCATATATATCAATAGGCGGAGCTACTGGGGATCAATTTAAATTTGGTACAGGAATATCTGAATCAATTAACACTAGTACTACAACAACACCATCTTATCTTCAGGTACATATCACGGAGTGCTTTAAATAAAACAGGAAATAAAAATAATTTTTGGCTAACAACTGGACAGTTAGAGTTGGTACAGATACACAATTTATGTATTTCAATGGTACTGATTTATATTTAACTGGAGATATAAATGCAAGATCTGGTTCAATAACTGGAAACCTAACAATGACTGGAGGAGGCTCTGTAATTGCTGAGACGTCTTCTGTAGCGTTAAATAAGTTACATTAAGTCATCTGAGATTATTTGCATATGATGCAGCAGGAACTGAAACAACTCAAATAGTTTCAAATGCTGCTGTTGGATCCTAACCTTTACTACTGTCAAAGCATTAATTGGAAATTGGTCGGTTGGTTCACAAATACTATAAGTGCTGGAGGAGTTACATTAAATTCAACTCAGGTTCAATTATTGCAACAAATGCTGGATCTTATGTTGGAATTAAACCTAGAGTCTCAGCTGGAACTAGATATTGTTCTATGGTCTGGAAATGCAGAAACCCCAGCAGTAAATAGTGCGTGCGAATCTGGACAAGCTGGTTTCAAGTAAATGCAAATGGACAACTGTATGCAACTGGAGCAATTATATCTGGAAAGATAACTGCAGAATCTGGATCATCTCTTGGCGGATTACTAAATGATACTTCTAAAGTCTACTACTCATCTTCAACACCTCCAACGCTCCTTCTGGAGGACTTAAGGTTGGAGATGCATGGGTAGATACTGCAAATCAAATAATGTTTTAAAAATTTGGAACGGTACACAGTGGACAATAGCACAAGATTCAGAATCTGCTAAAACTATTGCTAATTTAAAAAATAGAACATTTATGCAACAGAACTAACTGGACCACTAAGACCAAATATTACAGGTGTTACATTTGTAACAGGAGATCTTTTGAGTTAATTCTGCATGGAAATAAACTTTATAGATATGATGGTATCATACTTGGGCATCAACTCAAGAATCAAGATTCTAGATGGATCAACAGCGCTATCTAGAGTTACGGGATTAACTGATAAATTTGGTACTGGAGTAGATGCAACTCTATTAAAAAATTTAATTGTGAATACATCAGATGGTTCATATATTCTTCTTATGTTGCTGGTGGATCAACTTATGTTGCAAAAAGTTCATACGCTAGTACGAAATGCTGGATCGGTATATTGGATGGGACACACAGGCTGGGTTATTTATCCAGCTATTAATATTGGAAATACAAACGCTTGTGCTAATAAGATGGTCTAATACATTACATGCCATGAAGTAAAGGAAATATAGTAGCAGGTGGAATTATTGGAATGCCGATGGTTCATTTAGATTAGGCGAGCCACTGGAATAACAACAGGAATTACTGGACAAATTACTATAGGATCAAATGTTTAATTCAGGGAAGCATAACAGCAAATTCCTTCAGATTCAACATATACTGTATAGATACTTCAGGAAATGCAACAATTATAAATGGAACAAAATACCACTCTGGCAAATACAATACACTGGAGCAACGATCAGATGCTGAACCTCACTGGTCTGGTGGGGCAGTTCAAATTCTTATGCTGTTCTTGGAACTGCTCGCGAGCAAGACGAATTGTTTTGATCTGGAAGCCAGCCAGATAGAATTGATTTTTATCCTAATGTCTAGGAGCATCGATGCTCGCTTACTGCTTTTATGGCGATTCTTTAGCTGGAGTAAATGCAGGATGATGCTGGGTCACGGTCATTGCCTGGTTTAGTAATAGCTCCTCCAAGCCAAATCAATGGCAAGCCCACCTGAAATCCAGATGACTCTAACTGTCAGCTGGAGGATTGATGGATATATACAGCCGTTCTGGTAATGGCATCTGAGACTTTACAATTAATACATGTGCTTGTCATGTAGGAAACGTGGCAGTTGCAGCTGTAGCACATAAGAAATATTTCTGCAGGAATACAACTGCCCCTTCTGGCGGTAATACTGGAGAGTGATATTTGGATATCCAGTATTAAATATGGTATAGTAGCATATGCCTTCAGATATTTATGTTACAAACGATACCAAGTGTTGGTCTACTGCTGCTAAAAGCATTTGTTATGGACCGCATTCTGCGACGATTGGTGCTGCAGTTAAGATCTGTTTTTTCTTTTTTTGATAGCAGGATGGACTAGAGTACGGCCGCTTTTCTGGTGTTTATCCAACCATCAAGATCCTTTTATATCACCAACATCTTCCACAACTTCATCTGAGATTAAATTCCGGAACTGTTTTAAGAGTGGAACCACTTACCGTGGCGACAGAGGAACTTGGAACGGAAATGGATACACGATTTCATCCTATCGACTATAAGATGGATGAAGCCTACTACGCACGCAGGATACTGGCGGCTTAACAGTACAAATTACAGATCCAGCTTTGTCTACTTTATCTGGCACTAACTAATGACATTCACAATAACTGGAACATCTGGAGCAAATTTTGATAAGGGGTGGATAGCTTTTAGAGTTAGAGCTAATGCTTCAGGTGGAATTCAGCATATGCTGGATCTGCAGATTCTTTAAAGATATTATGTTGTATGTACAAAAGCCAAGACTGGCCTACTGGAGGAAACTCCAGCATTAGATAAGTATACAAGTCCAGCGGTTGGTGATGCGCTAAATTATTCTTCTGGGTGGGATACTCACAGATGCTTATATAAGCCAGACGCTGGACAGAAGCACAATTAGTTTGGTATAAAAATCTAACTAATTCTACAACAGGCGGAACTGTAGTACAGAACACTAATTCTTATTCATATACTGTTCAATCTTCAGACTCAGGATATTATATATGTACGGTAGAGACAGTTTTTAATTCTGGTTCAGATTATGAGCTAGGTCCAACAACGTAGGAGTTCACAGCGGTCTGTAACAACTTCAAGCGTTGTATCTACTGCTCCAGATGCATTTACGTATTCCTCTATACAGATGGAAGCTCTGTTACTTCTCCAGCAAACACCAACTCAGACTAAGAGTGGCTTCAACATCCAAATACTGTTTTGGTTGATTTGGGTTCTTCAGCCATCAGCTACAGAATACTTCAGAGCTTTGGACATTACGGAACAGGATCTGGCAGCTGGTGGAACATCTGGTCAAATCCTAGGACAATCAAACAGTAACTACACTAAATCGGTATGATTGCAAATGGAAATAATGACTGCATCTGGTAGACATGGCGATGCTACTGCAAGCATATCTTCATCTGCATCAAATTCACCTATCACTGCCTGTGGCAAGATCTGGAGGAACATCAAGATACTCTTCCAGTTCAATGTAAGCACTACTACTGGTGCTAATGCTAAAGCTGGGCGGTTAATTTTCACACAGTGGATCACTCAGCGTGTGGTTCATCATGTCAGGCAAATGGAACAGAAAAATACCATCTTCAACCAACTTGGAACAGTAACTTCAACCAAGTAATGCTCGAGATTCAAACAGTAGATTTTAACTGCTAGTCCGATTTGCTGTAGATCCAACAGTAACAATTAATAGCGTTACGGCATACAGTTCTGACTGGATCAATCTGAGGAGTTCAAGAAGCTGGTAATCGCGCATGGCGCTGCCAACGTCACTACCATCATTAGCAAGACCTTCGGCACTACATTCTCGCGAAGCATCGTACTTCTAACTAGCACATATTATACAAATTATCAAGCCACTGGATCACAAAGAAGAATTACTCTTCCATCAGCTTTTAGTTCTGGTACTACAATTTATGTATCAACTAATGGTTATATTTCCTGGGAGGATTAGATCCAGCAGGAGCTACATCTATACCAAGTGCTTCAAATTCTGGAATTACATTAGCTCCATTATCTGCTGATTTAAGACAAGAGCAGCAACAAGTTTCTTCAAATACATCTACAGGCGGACTATGGTATTTAGCAGATTCAACATCATTTACTATTACATATTGGGGCAATTATTATTCTGATGCAAATCAATTTGCAAGATATCAAGTAATTTTTATTGGGGACAAAGTTATGCAGATATATATTTTACAAACAACAGTTTAACAACTGTAGTTCCAAGCACTACTGCAGTTCAGAATAATATATGTATACTTATAGAACTTGGGCAGACAGTACTTCTCAAGCATCTACATCTGTTATCTACTGCAACAATGAACAGGGTTAGCACAAAAACGATGGGGCTGACGATAACAGAACAGTATTGGCGCATCTCAGCCAGTTGCCCCTTCTGAGTGGATCAGCGTCAATATCGGGAGGAACTGCTCCAGGAACAATTT